CCGCGCTGCTACTGCTGCTCTTGCTCTTCCAGCCGACCTACGCAACACGCGGACAACACGCGAAGCGACATGGTTGGGCCTTGCCCTCCTACGAACAATTGGTACAGAGCGAGGAGTCCGCCCAAGCTGCCTATTACGGACATGACTAAAGTAACTACGTCCATACATTATTTTTTTTATTCTAACTCCTCGACTACTAAACGACGCATTAAAGCATCAATAGTTTCAGGGTCTACATCAGGATACCAGAGGCTCGGTCGTAAATTGGAGGTGATCCATATCTTCTTTGCAAGTAAAGGTTTGGAAGATCCTTTGATCTCCACTCGAACTGGGTACCGATCAAGCCATCGCAGCAAATGGGCAATATCAATACCTCCTCGAAATTCATCGATAACAACATGCTCTTGAACTTGGTAACCATCCCAGAACTTGGTCCGCGGATCTTTACAGTAAGCCTCCAGACCCGCTTCATCCCAAGCTCGTCTAGATTTTCCAGTTCCTGTTTTCCCCCAGAAGACGTGACATTCTCTGACCATTCCGATGCATCTTGAATAATCTGAACCAATGGCTCGAATCGTGCGATAATTGACCACACGTACATTCGCTGGGATGGCAGATAAATCCCCGGACTGGGCGGCGGTCCAAACTGACTCCCATTCAACACGGGAGTTTCGTGCGAAAGGTTTAGCCCCAAGTTCAAATTGCGTGCCTTCGACACGTGTTTCTTCTTTCTGAACATACTTGGAGGCGGCAGAGCTTCGTGACAGTTCTGAATGAACGGATCCTCCGAAAACAGCTTTGACTCCAGCAAGGGATTGTTTGTCGCGGAAGGCCACAAGTATTTGCCAGTGTAGGTAGCCTGTTCCGTTTCCGACTTCGAGCTGACCGACGATGTACTGGCAGGTTGGGGGAAGATAGGGGAGGAAGTCATGTTGCGGGATTGTTAATAGCCAAAATATTCCTTGGCGTCTTGACATAAGTACTAGTTTAATATTTTCTTTATTTATATCTTTTTCCTTGACAACCACATCACCTTCCTTTTTAGGAAACCTTCGAGAACATTCGTGAGAATTGAGAACCGCTATTAGTAAGTAATACTAGGTGAGCGATTCTCACTCACGTGGTTACTAATAGCATGCTTCTCTACGCGGGTACATTATTATAAGGCACAGCCGCGTAAAAGGGTTGCAAATTTGGAGCTTTCGAAGTATACAAAAGTGCACCAAATGTTTGCTGTGTTTCATAAGCAACATTCATCAAATTCGAGCTTCCGCTATTTAATTCTTCCTCAAGAAAGGCAACTTGGCTTACACCCGGACAAGCATTAACAGTGGCACCATCAAAAGTTTGACGCCAACGGCTAAATATCGTGTGAAAAGGTCCTTTCCAATTCTTCGAAACTTCCATATCTTTCAAAACACCAGGAGGTAAACGAACATAACTACCTTTAACTGCATTATAAAAAGACTTTTTGATCGGTGGCTCAGACCACGCACTAGGATCGCTTCCAGTTAACTGCGACTTCCGAAAGAGTAGAACCCCAAGATTTGACACAACGTTAAGAGATAATGGAGAGATTTCCTTCGTTTTAGGAACACCATTAAATTGAAAAATAGGACCTTTCAAAGGTTGCGCATCTATGCTATCGGTAGAGCTGCTTCCAGAAACAGTCTTAGTTCGATTCTGAATCACAGTATGTGAATTAATTGTAATATCAAGAATCTGTTGACGAGGAATAATAGTACTAACAATATTAACGTTGTTCAATTGCAAAATAACTCGTTCCAAAATACTAGGATTAGGTTGAGTAATCATATTCTGTAAAATTGCATTAATTCCAGAATTAGCAAAAATAGTTTCCAAGGTACAATCCGCAGGAATTGCATAATCAGTAGTAGTAAGTGTATTATCTGCATCTTGCGTTAAATAAGATAACCTATATCCTCCTGATTGAATCTGATTAATCATCCGAATAACTTCATAAGGGGTTTGAACAACAATTCCTGCAGTGGCTAACAATTTTCTAATCATAGCATAACAAACTGAACGACAAACATTATCAATCTGCCATGTTATATGGCCTACACCAATAACATCTGCGTCCGCGACACTTCCGTAGATTTCACTAATGCAAACCGCACCTTTCGCTTGATACTTGTTCCGAATACTATTGGTAGATTTACCAATTGATTTGCGCATTTTTCCGCCATAACTAGCTGACATTAAAGGAGCGATATTTATATTTTCTTTGTCAAACAAGCCTTTCGCATTATATGCTTTTTGACCCCATTGTATTGCCCTGACTCCTTGGGTGCCGGCAGTATAACCACTAAAGGCACCCATTGGGCCTCCAGCGAGAAAACCAACACCAGTACCGGCGGCGGCACCACCCCACTCGGCACCGTACTGACGCCAAGTTCGATCTGCAACCTTAGGTATACCACCTTGCCAGTAAACTTCGCCTGCAGTATCCATCAAACTTCTATCTAATGAAGCACGATCTTTAAATAACCCTTTATCAATAGATTTCCTTCTGACTTCCCCGACCTTAAGTCTCTTCGTTTTACGTTCATAATCTTTAGCTTTTCTTTTAACCATTTTTATTTAAGTAAACTAACTTCCTCTCTCCCTAACCTTAAATTCCCTAACCTTATCGATAAACACTCCGATTTAAACGACTTCCTCGATAAGGCATATGTAAACCTACAATACCACGTCTTCTATTATAAGTTCTAGCAGTACGTCGTCGATTGATCTGAACTGTATCCCGCGCTGCTACTGCTGCTCTTGCTCTTCCAGCCGACCTACGCAACACGCGGACAACACGCGAAGCGACATGGTTGGGCCTTGCCCTCCTACGAACAATTGGTACAGAGCGAGGAGTCCGC